GACTCCAATTTTTAACTTGCAAGGAACAAAAAATGGGATATTATGGAATGGAAAAAGAGCCTAAAGGGGCTAAGTCATCAGATTCAACTGGTGAGAAAAAGATGGGACCAAAGTCTTTTGACAAGATGACTGGACCAAATAGCATGAAAGGCACAAAAGGCATGACTGGTGAAAAGATGCCAAAAGGTGCTGATTCTGCTGACTCCACTGGTGAAATCAAAAGACCTCTAAATGGTGGCGTTGCTATGGGCAAGGCTGACAGCATTGGCTCTAGAGACATGAGCCACATGGGTAAGGTAGATGGCAGAACTGGTGAATTTAACACTGGCTCAAGAGAGTCTGAGTGCTATGTTCATGAGAGAACACCACACATCCAAGATAGCATGTAAAAAGCGAAATACCCCAAAGATTAGTGGTCTAAGGGGTATCTCTAATCAACCCAAATAATAAGGATTTGAATTGACTGCTCAACATTGTAAGACTTGTAAGTATTTTTCCCAAGAGGGATTTAGGGACATGGGTGTCTGCAAAAGATACCCAGAGTCTCAAAATAAGAATGGCACAGATTGGTGTGGTGAGCACAATCCTATATTGCCAAGCACAATAACATTGCCCAAAGTTAATTTAGATTTGGGTGTTGTTATCAACCCAGCAGTAACTGAAGAAAAGAAAAAGCCTGGCAGACCAAAATTAAGTGGGAGGCAAATCCCATGAAACCCATAAAAGACAAGATTATTGTTAGACCTATTCCTAGAATACAGTCCACTTTATATGTTCAGACTGCTGAGGCAGACACAGTAGGGCATATTGTGGCAGTTGGAGATGAGGCTGCTGAGGAAGGTCTAAAAGTAGGAGATAAGATATATTTTGGCACTTTGGCTAAAGACTACAAAGATGAATACTTAAAGTATCATAACTTTAAAGATGGTGATGAAAAGCTATTAGTAATGTCATGGCAAGATGTTTGTTTTGTTGAGGAGCAAGAATAATGGCAAAGACTGGGTTGTACGCTAACATCCATGCAAAGCAGGAAAGAATCAAAAAGGAAAAGGCTGAGGGCAAGCCAGTTGAGAAGATGAGAAAGCCTGGTTCTAAGGGTGCTCCAACTGCTGATGCTTTTAAACAATCTGCAAAGACTGCCAAAAAATGACTAAAAAACATGACAAACCAATAGAGCACAAGACCACAGGGAAGGACAAGACCTACAACCCAACTGACAAAGGTGCTGGTATGACTGCCAAAGGAAGGGCAGAATACAATAAAAAGAATGGGTCAAACCTAAAGCCTCCTGCTCCAAACCCCAAGACAGAGAAAGATGCTGGTAGAAAGGCATCATTTTGTGCAAGGATGGAGGGAGTTGTAGCCAAAGCTAAAGGTCCTGCTGAAAGGGCTAAAGCATCACTCAAGAACTGGAACTGTTAATATGCCACTCAAAAAATCCACATCACCCAAAGCATTTAAAGAGAATATTAAGGCTGAGGTAAAAGCAGGCAAGCCTATTAAGCAGGCTGTCGCTATTGCCTACAGTGAAAAGAGAGAGGCTGAAAAAGCCAAGAAAAAGAAATGAAAGCTAGTCTAGCAGTCCATCTTTTAATAGCACTTGGCTTTGATGAGCATTTGTTCATGAAATGGCAAGTAGGGAAAAACCCAAGCTATACCAAAAAAGGTCCAGGTAGAACACATAAACAAGGAAAGAAAAAATGATATTTGAACATGAAATACAAGATGTAAACTTAATAATTACTAGCCTTGAGCACAAAATCAGGGATATGCAAATATTGGTTCAGAAATTAATGGCAAAAGCTAATGAGCAAATGCCTGTTCAAGCTCAGTTAAATCCAGTAGCTGAAACACCAGCAGAGCCTGCTCCTGATACTCCTCCAAATAACTAAAAGTTATATTAAAATCAATTATTTATACAAAAAAACAATATGGGTGCTCCATTAGGTAATATTAACTCATCTAAAGGCAGACTTTTTCAAGAAAAGCTGAGGATGATTCTTTCCCAAGAGCCACATAGAGCTAGGGCTGTTGCTGAGGTCTTGATTAGCAAAGCTGAGGAAGGAGAGCCTTGGGCTATTAGAGAGCTGATGGATAGGATAGATGGGAAGGCAGTTCAGGCAACAACTCTTGAAGATGCAAGTGGAAATGTCATCATGCCTCATCTTCAGGTTACATTTGTAAAGCCAGATGGAGCAGAGTGAACTTAATCAAGCTATTAAAAAGGCTGAGTTTCCAGTCAAGCTCCAGTGCCTGTTCCAGCCATCAAGGTATAAATGCATCTTTGGAGGTAGGGGGTCAGCAAAGTCATGGTCTGTTGCTAGAGCATTGCTCATCTTGGGTGCAAAGCAAGTCCACAGGATTTTGTGTGCTAGGGAATTCCAGAACTCCATATCTCAATCAGTTCATAAGCTATTAAGTGACCAGATCATAGAACTGGGTTTAATAGGTTTCTATGAAATTACCCAAAACTCTATTAGGGGTGCAAATGGGACTGAGTTTGCCTTTGTGGGGCTGAAAAATAATCCACACAACATTAAGAGCTACGAGGGTTGCACAATTGTCTGGGTAGAGGAAGCTCAGGCAGTCTCAGCAAGGAGTTGGGATATTCTTATTCCTACTATTAGAGCCAAGGACTCAGAAATCTGGATAACCATGAACCCAGAGTTGGAGTCTGATGCCACATACCAAAGATTTATCCTAAATAAGCCTGATAACTGCATCACCCAAAAGGTTAACTGGTCAGATAACCCGTGGTTTCCAGAAGTCCTAGACCATGAGAGGAGAACTCTACAATCTAGAGACCCAGAGGCTTACAACACAGTTTGGGAAGGATTGTGTAGGCAGACTGTGGATGGAGCTGTGTTTGCAAGGGAAATGCAAATGGCAGAGCTGGAGGAAAGAATCACTAAAGTAAGGTATGACCCTACCAAGCCAGTCCATGCTGTGTTTGACCTTGGTTGGGCAGACTCCACAAGTATCTGGTTTGTCCAGTTTATAGCTCAGGAAATCAGATTTATTAGGTACATAGAGGATAGTCAGCAGACTATGAGCCATTATCTAGCATTGATGCAGACTTTTGGCTATGTCTATGACACATTGTGGTTGCCACATGATGCACAGAACAAAACACTTGCCGCGCAGGGCAGAACCATAGAAGAAATTGTCAGAAATGCTGGTTTTAAGACCAAAATAATCCCAAGAACTAGCATTGTGGACTCCATTAATGCCTCCAGAACCATGTTCAGGAACTGTTATTTTGACAGGGATAATTGCTATGATGGCTTGCAATGTCTCAGGCATTACAAGTATGAAGTTGACCCAGAGACAAAGGCTTTTAGTAAAAACCCACTCCATGACCAGTATTCACATGGAGCTGATGCTTTCCGCATGGTTGCTTTAGGTGTTCAAGAGACTAGACCAAGAAGACCAAAGCAAGTAAACTATGCACCACCACAATCATGGATGGCTTTATAACATGGCACTTGACCCACTAGAAACAGATTATGACCCCATCATAGATGAGGCAAAACAGTTCCTGAAGTTTGCTAATGATGCAGACACCATGAACAGACAAGAGGCTTTGGAAGACTTGAAGTTTGCAAGTGGGGGCGATCAGTGGCCGGTGGACCTACAGAATTCAAGAAACCTAGAGTCTAGACCAGTTCTAACCATTAACAAGTTAGATGGCTATTGCAGGCAAGTCACTAACCAGCAAAGACAGCAAAGACCCAGAATTAGGGTTCATGCCACAAATACTGTGGAAGATGCTGCAGATGCCAAAGTCATCCAAGGCATGATTAGGCACATAGAAGTTAATTCCAATGCTGATAATGCCTATGACAATGCCTACAACTATGCAGTCAGAATGGGCTGGGGATATTTAAGGGTTGACCACAGATATGTGAGGGAAGATTCTTTTGACCAAGAACTATTTATTGACCCTATTGATAATCCATTTACAGTCTATTTAGACCCAAATTCAATTGCAGTGGATGGCTCAGACCAGGAGAGATGCCTGATTACATCCATGATGCCAAAGTCTGTGTTCAAGGAAATGTATCCAGATGCACAGGACACTTCATTCACATCTAGAGGCACTGGTGATACCCAAAGTGAGTGGATTACTAGGGAAGATATTAGAGTTGCTGAGTACTTTTACACAGTTAGAGAGAAAGCCAAGCTCTATTTATTAAGTGATGGCTCTGCCAAATTTGCTGATTCCAAGGACTTTTTTGAAAGAATCAAGAGAGCTGGGTTAGAGATTGTGGATGAAAGACCTAGTGTCAAAAAGACAATCAAGTGGAAAAAGCTAACAGCAATTGAGGTGTTGGAGGAGAAGGACTGGCCGGGGTACTACATCCCTATTGTCCCTGTATATGGCAGGCATGTAGTGATTGGAGATAAGAGAAAGAAATTTGGCATGGTCAGACATGCTAAGGATGCCCAGAGAATGTATAACTTCTGGGTCACATCCATGACTGAGTCTGTGGCATTAGCTCCAAAGGCTAAATGGATCATGGCTGAGGGTCAGGATGAAGGGCATGAGTTGGACTGGGCAAGTGCCAACATTAAGTCAATGGCTACTTTGAGATATAAGCAGACAGATATTGATGGCAACCCAGCTCCTCCTCCAATAAGGATGCAACCAGAGCCTCCTCCTACTGGCATTTTGACTGCTGCACAGGAGATTAATCAGGACATGGCAACCATTATTGGCATCTATGATCCAAGCCAACAGCTCCCAGGCAATATGTCTGGCAAGGCTTTGAATGGTCAGCAAATGCAAGTGGATTTGACCAATTTTGACCTTTATGACAATCTAACCAAATCAATTGCCCATGTTGGCAAGATACTCTTAGACTTAATTCCCAAGATTTATGACACTGAAAGGGTTATGAGAATTATTGGGGATGATGGAAAGCCAGACCTTTTAACCATAAATGAGCAAAGTGCTGTGGGAAGGGTCATGAATGATGTGACTGTTGGGCAATATGATGTGGTCATGGAAACTGGTCCAGGCTATAACAGTAAAAGACAAGAGGCTGTGGATGCCATGATGCCATTGCTTGCCAAGCCTGAGCTATTTAATGTGGCTGGAGACTTGGTGTTTAGGAATATGGACTTCCCAGGGGCTGAGACTATTGCTGATAGATTGGCAGCTCT